CCGAACCCGAACTTGCGCCGGTCTTCCGGTGTGCTGTATACGCCGGCCCCGCTGAGGTGCTGGACTTCCAGGCTGCCCTGCTCAGCGTGCTCCGCATGGCCGCCGTTCACGCTGTGCGGGTCAACCGGAGCGTACTCGAATTCCTGCGCGGGAGGTTCCCGGTCAGCCTTCTCCGTGTCGAACTGGAGGCACAGTACCCTGCCGAAAACCTCAACGGTCAGTTTCATGGCGCTCCCTCATTTCATCGCCGTAATCCGGCCACTCATTCCGGAGCTTGTTCACCGCGTTGAGGACATCGGTAAGACCGCCAGGGGTCTTAGTGTCCAGGTCGTTGGCGATTTTCGCCTGGGTCTTCTGGTGACGCTTCAGGGGCCGCCACGCGGCGATCGCCGTAAGACTGCCGAATACGCACCAGGCCAGGACCGACACCCAGAAGTTGTTAGCGACGAGCCAGTGAGCGATAGCGTGAACCCACATCACACCCTACTGTCCGCGAAGGGCCTTGAGCGTGGCCTGGCCGCCCGGCAGGAGCCTCGGCGTGTGCTGCGGGAAGTGCACCCCCTGGCCGGCGGGAACCGCCTCAGTGTCCTTGCCCAGGTCAGTCAGCCCCGTCTGCTGCTTGGCGACGTTGTCCTCAGCCACGTTGGTGGTCTCGACTTCCACCTCCACAGCCTTCGGTTCCACATTGATGTTCATCGGGCCTTCAGGCATCGTGTCACCTTCGCTAGCGCTGCTTGTACGTACTCAGGATAGTACGCAGTAACGAACGACGCGAGGTCTTCCGGCCGCTGTCCGGATGGCTGAGCCTTTACCCACAGCTCCAGGTTCTCTGGCCGGTTATCATCACGGATACCGTTCTTGTGATGCACGTTCTCGAATTTGTACAGCTTCCGGCCGATTATCTGTTCCATAACCAGGCGATGCTGTCCGACGAGTTTCCCGTTAGCGTAAACTCTGCGGTACCCGTTCTTGTCTAGATGCCCTTCGCCCCGTTTGGCTGTGCGATTATGCTTATGCAAAGGGGTTAGGGACTTCCCCAAGCGTTTTTGCCGGGCATGGCTAGCGCACAAGCCGTGCGAATCATAAGGCTTATTGCAGCTTTCTACAGAACAAAATGCTTCATGCTCTACAGGTTCCAGCAATAGCGTATCAATTGGCTTATTCTGGATCAGACGCTGATAGTGGCCGGTGCAGAGCCGTTTAGCTACCGCAGGCTTCTCACAATCTTGTACTGAGCACATACGCCCGGGAGCATATGGGCGCAATGGTGTATCCAGGGGCTTACCCGCTTTGTAGCGAAGATAGTGTGCGTTACACAGATCAAGAGCACGGCGTGGACGACCGCATTCGGGGAGCTTGCAGATTCCGGAAGTGACGGGCATCGCTACAGAGTACACGAACTTCTTGGAGCTAACAACCCCACTTGCGCTTCGGATTGACATACCTGCGCAGAAGTTCAACTACCCACGGGTTGGACTGAATGCGAACCAGGCCGGTTTCGGCAGTGCCTGCCAGTCCCCACGGAGCTTCCCTCGACTTGTAGATGTCCGTGCACAGCATAAGCGATGCCTGCTGGACCTCCGGCGGGATGTAGTCCCAGCCCCAGGTGCCGATGACCTGGACGCGGTTGAGGTGGCTGTAGGGCCACACGAACGGGAGCCACTGGCCGCCGGGAGCCGCCGTGCCGGGGTACAGGATGGCCTGAAGCTGGTTGTAGGGCCACGCGACGCCGCCCCGGGCGTTCGGGTTCCAGTTATCCGCAGGGTTGGACGGCCGGCCGGTCTTGAGCTGGTAGAACGTCCCTGTGCCGAGCGGAGAAGCAGGCTTGCCCCAGGCGGTCTCGAAAATGCCGTCGCCGTCGTAGTCCAGGTTGACGAGGGTGTTCGCGGCCATGGACGGCGCGAGGTCATCAATGCCCGTCTCCTCGATCGACTCCGGGAAATATGTCCGGGCTTCCTGGAGCTGATAGAAGTGACGGCCGGCGTAGCCATTTATCCAGTTGGCTACACAGTGGATGGCGAGCTGCATCTCGTAGTTGAAGGAGTTGTAATTCTTATCCCCCGGCAGCAGCCCCAGGCGCGACTTCAGCTCTTCCATTCCCGTGTACCAGTACTGCATCCCGTAGCCGACGTCGGTCAGCGGGATAAGCCGGAAGGTGCCGGGCGTGATCTGCTGGACTCCGTTGCCGCTGCCCACCCAGACGAACATGTACAGGCCGGGAACAGTGATCCCGGTGACCGTCAGCGAGTAATTGCCCGCCGAAGTCCGCGTGATGATGTTATTGGGCGGTGATCCGCCGTAGTTGTAGTTCGTGATGACGCCCGTAGGGTCGGTGACCACGCAGGTGATGGTCACCGGGTCCGTGGTCACGCCGCTGGCGTTCAGGAAATCTACCGGGGTAACGGCAGTCGCTTCGGTAGCACTGTCGTAGAGAACTTGCGCGCCCATGCCAGCCCCCTCAGAGAGTAATCCAGGTAATCGCGCCGTAGACCACGGTGTTCTGCAATCCGCTGAATACGACGTCGATCCTGTAGAACGTGTAGGTCTCCGGGTACAGGTCAGCGCGCGGGATTGCCACCGAGCACAGTCCGCCGGTCGGGCTGGTAATCGTGATCGCCGGGGAGCCGCCCGCCGAGGAGAGCAGCAGGGCACTTCCGTCAGCGGTTCCGGCCGCCGTCTTGAGGTACATGTTAACGGTCGCGCCGGTCAGGTTCAGGGGGCTGCCGTTTTGGGTGATGGCAACGCTGACCGTCTCGTCGTTGTTTTCCGCGAGCGTGAGTGCAGCCGTTTGCATCGTCCATCCAATCAGCGCGGCACCGTAGTTAGCTAGTGTCAGGGTACCGCCGTAGGTATTGGCCAGGGTAGTAGCGGTGGCGTCGATCGTTACGGGAGTACACACAGCGTCGCCCGCGTCTACTGCGGTAACGCCGCCGCCGTAGGTGTTCGCCACAGTGCCGGCCGTGCCGCCGTAGTCGGGGACCGTCGCCGCGCCGTCGATGGTGACCGGGATGCAGGTCGCGCCCAGGTTCTCGGGCGGCCGGAGACCTGACGAGGCACCTACAGCCGTTATCGCGCCCGAGCCGGACAGGCTGGCCGCAGCGGTGATCGTCGCTACCGCGCTGAGAGTCCCCGACCCGGACAGGCTCGCAGGGGCGGTGACTGTTACGTGAGTACTCAGCGTGCCCGAGCCCAGCAGGGCCGCAGGGGCGGTAACTGTGACCGCCGTGGTCATCGTACCGGAGCCGGACAGGGCCGCAGGGGCGGTAACCGTGACCGCCGTAGCCATCGTGCCCGAACCGGACAGGCTGGCCGGGGCGGTGATCTTCGCGGCGGTACTGAGAGTTCCCGATCCGGACAGGCTGACTACGGCGGTGATCGTCGCTACCGCGCTGAGAGTTCCCGATCCGGACAGGGCCGCAGGGGCGGTGATCGTCGCTACCGCGCTGAGCGTGCCGGAGCCGGACAGTGATGCCGCACCGGGGACGCCGGCGGAATCGCTGAGCGTCCCGGAACCGGACAGGCTTGCAGGGGCGGTGATCTTTACGACGGTGCTGAGAGTTCCCGATCCGGACAGGCTGGCCGGGGCCGTGATCGTCGCTATTGCGCTGAGCGTCCCGGAGCCGGACAGGCTGGCCGGGGCGGTGATCGTCTCGCCGGAATCGCTGAGCGTCCCGGAACCGGACAGGCTGGCCGCGCCGGGGATAACCGAGCTGCCGCCGGGGATCGTGGCGGTGTAGATCCAGGAGCTGGTCTGGGACCGGGACTGGTGATTCTGCAAGGTCCAGGTCAGGCCGAGGCCCGAGGTGTCGGTGATCGCCGGGGTAGCAGGGGTGCCGCTGCCCTGATCCCAGACGATCATCGCCACCAGGACGGTACCGGGCGCGAACGACCCCGGCCGGGTAGTCACCGTGAGGGAGGTGCCGCTGGAGGCGCTCGCGCCTGAGGCAGGCTGGTGCACGGCATCCTGGACAGGCGTGGAACCGCCGCTGGCCAGGACCTCGTACAGGGACCACGCGTTGGTTCCGGTCGGCGCGGAAACGCCAATGGCCGCCGTGGTGACACCTGAAGTAACAGTCCCGTTGAAGAATCCGGTGTACTCCCCGACCGCGCCGACCGCCAGGTTGTCGATCGCTGTCGTATTGGCCAGGAAGGTCGCGGTGGTACCGGTGTTGTCGTAGTCGTTGACGTAGACGACGTAGGAGTTAGTGCCGTTCGGGGTGATAGTGGAGCTGGCCGCGCCGCTGGTGGCGTTAGACCCGGCAATCGCGCCGCCGGCCTCAGTCGCGCCGGTAAGGGCGATAACGCGCAGCAGGCCGCCGTCTGTAGCGGTCCCGAACGTGGAGGTGATGCTGAACGGCGGCGCGAGCGCGGGCAGGGGCGGCGGCATGCGGAACCGCCGGGCCGCCATCGGGGACCACCGTCCGGGCGGGGTTACCGGGGGCGGCACGATAGGCGCTGGTGCCGGTCCCCCGCTCGGTGCCTTAATCTCTGTCAGGGCGATAGCCCAGTTGTCAGACCCGATGGTGTCCGTGAGCGTTTGCGAGCTGCCTGTGGCCGCTACAACCGCGCCTTCATTGTTACCGCAGCCGGAACCGGAGGAGACATTATTCGCCCATTCGCGAGTAGCGGTCGCACCCCATCCGGTAGCAGAGCCGGAGCCGTCACCGACCACCGCCACGATCTGGCTGGTGCTCGATGAGGCAGTAATGGTGGCGCTTGCTGATGTCCCGTTACCGGTAGCCGTGACTGGCGTGCCAAAAGGCGAAGAGGTATCCGCGCCGGAAAAGGACGCTGAACCGCCGCTGATCGAAGTAGGGGTGCCGCCTGAAACAGTAGCTACGATCGAATGGCCGCCGGATGCCTGATTGGGCAGCCCGAATACAGCAATAAATCCCGTCGTGGTGCCGGCCGCATGAATAGCGCCGGTCAGCGCGGTCATCGTGTTACCGTCGCATGTCACGGCAACGGAGAGACCCGTGTCCGGAGATTTTCCTACCGACACGCCGACGACAAGAGTGACGCCGCTAGCGACAGCGGTATGCGTCCAGGACAGGGTGGTAGCGCCAGTGTTGCCAGCGCCAGAGCTGGATGGCCCTACAGCATCGAAGGCGACGGCCATCGGTCACCTCCCGCCGTCAGGTCAGGTCCCTCCCGTTAGTCCAGGGCCTCCACCAGCCACTGCGTGCACGCCACTGCCCCGAACGCGGCCGACAGCGTAGCCCGCAAGCCGATACCGCTGACCTGCGATGTGTCCACCGACGCTATCGATGTTTCACCGGAGATGTTCGGCATGGGCAGGATAAGGCCGTTGACAGTCGGAGTTGCCAGCGAGGGGGAGCTGGGCACGGCGTTCGTCATCTTCACGGCCCCCTGGGTAAGCAGCGTGCCCGCCGTCTGGCTGATAGCCGAGCAGCGGATCAGCGCGTCCAGTTCCCATTGGAGCCCCGTCAGCGAGCCTGTACCGAGAGCCAGGGTCGTAGTCGTCGCGAGAGTCTTGTAGGTGCCGCCTGTATTGCCCACGTTCGCAGTGAGAAGCCAGCTCAGGTTTGAGGTGGTACCACCCGTATTGACGAATCCCCGGGCCGTGACCCGGATCAGCATGCCCGGGTACCAGCCGCCAGGATAACCGTCCGGGTTGACGACGGCGACGTCAGCGGTCAGGGCACCTGCCTGAGTGGGACTGATTGTCGCGGTGGTCGCGGAAGCGCTGAGGGTTGTGCCGGGACCTGTGGCGCGGGTGCTTGCCCCGTTGATCAGCGATACCCATTGCTGGTTAGCCACTTAGCACCCCCATGCCAGGAGATAGGCGCTATCGCCAGACAGGCCGCCAGGCATCGTGACCGTGGTCCCGGTGAATGTCGCTGCGATTTCCACGAAGGCCGAGACGCCCATGACGACAGCCTGCTTGATGTTCTGGAAGCTGGTGATCGTCGCCAGGTCGATCGTGTCGCCCGTCGTGACGTGCCGGAGGGCGAACAGTGCCACCAGGTCTGCCTGTCCCGCCTGGAAAACCGGGATGACGTTCGCGGTCGTGAGGGTGCTCACGCCGCTCACCAGGCCGTCGCGTTGAGCGTGATGCCGTTGACGGCGACGGTCAGGGTGTTGCCGTTGTTCAGCGTGATCGTGCCGCCGCTCCATGCCCCCTGGAACCACCGCAGCGGCGTGCCGGCGGAGTCCCAGATCTCGACGCCCGCGATAGTGGCGTTGCTGCCGCTGGAGTTCGTCCAGGAGATCGCGCCGTTACCGGAGGACGGGCCGGAAGCACTCCCTGCTGAAGCCGCAGTGAAGATGCAGGCTGAGCCGCCGGCGGTGTAACCGGTCATGGACAGCTCGGTGCCGTTGGAGGTATTCGAGCCCATGGTGCCCATGAGCCTGAGCTTGGAGGGCGCGGTAAACGTACCCAGAGAAGGGGTACCCGACGCGCTGTTCAGCACGTTCAGGATAGCGGTGACCCGGGTCTGGTCGGTCATAGATGCCATGTCAGCCTGCCGGGGTAACAGTGGTGCCCGTGACGGTTATGGTCAGGGGACGATTGGACGCGTCACCGGTCGCCCGGACGTGCGCGAGGTGCTCTTCGTGGGTGTGGCCGGCGGTTGAGCAGGAGCCTTCCACGCTGCCGGGCGGGTCGTCTGCCGGGCTGGCGCAGGTCACTGCGGCGTCGGGGAACGAGTAGTCGTCCGTGACACCGACCGCGTGGCAGTGGTTGCAGCTTACGACTAGCGACACGGGGTCCTCCTAATGGATATCCGTCATCCAGTCTGCCTTACATCGTCCGGACAGGGAAGCAGAAGGCCCGCTGCCAGCGAGACGCTGACGACGGGCCTTGGCCTAGATCCGGATCACCTCCCCGGCCGCAGCTACGCACTCGTTCATACGTCACCACCTCCAGGGTCGTCCTGACTACAGCCTAGCCTCCGTGCGCCACAGTTTCCTGGCCTCGCGCTGGGCGAAATCGCAAACCGATACGGGCTGCTCATGACGGCAGCACGCCAGCCACCGGGAGAGCTTGTGCTGCTGGCTGTAATGGCACGAGAACGTGACGAGGCCGGCGAACGCCGTGCACTCGGCTTCGGTGAGGTCGGTGCTCTCCTCGTCGTGCGTGAACTCGCGCATACCGGTACCTTAGCCGGCCCCCTCCAGCAGCAGGCGTACTGGCGACGCGATGGACTCGGCGCTATACTCCCCGGGCCTGCCCACTGTCTGCCACATGTACTTCCCGCGCTTCTGCCATATCGTCAGGTCGGCGGCCAGGACAACGGAACCCAGCTCGCAGTGATGCAGGAAGTTCAGCCACATTTCGCGGCGTTCCTTCTCGGTAACCGCAGGCAGCATCGCTACTCCCCCGGCGTGAGCGTCACGTCCAGGTTGAACAGATCGGCGGGAGTCACGAACCCCGGCCAGCGCCCGTCCTTGAAGAGGTGGATGCCCGCGTCCTGTTCGGCCTGGTCGCAGAGCTGAGAGCAGATCAGGTGCTTGCTGTCCCCGATGAAGGTCTTCAGGCCGGGCACGGGGATGTGCAGCCGGTGGGCGGCCAGCTCCGCGTAGTCCAGGAAGCTGTAGGGGACACCTGCGTATTTCCTCGCCGCGTCCGCGACCGCCTGGAGCTGATCCGGGGTAGCCAGCTTCGCGATGCCGTAGCACCAGTGGATAGCGGAGTACTCGTCCGCGTTCCCGATCCGCGCGCCGCCGGGCTCTGCCTCAACGATCAGGCCCGCGCCCAGGGATACGAACGCGTGTTCCCACTGCTTGAAGCCGTCGCCGTTCAGCCACTGCCCGATCCTGATCAGCTCGCCGACGTCACCGTGGATCTGGGTCAGCCCGATTAGCCCCGTCGCGGGGGCAGATATTCCTGTCATGCCTTCAGGGTAAGTCCCAGGTGAGCACGGAAACAGGGGTGCGCGTTTCCCGGAGATGTGCTCCGCGCATGAGCTTGACGCAGCCATCGCAGGGGTCCTCGGTGATGTACATCGTCATGCCCTCAACGGACCGGAACGCGTACAGGAGGGCGTTCTGCTCGGCGTGCAGCGCGATGCAGGCCCCAGGACCGGTATCGTAGCTCGAACCCGGCGCGACCGCCTTGCCGCAGGGCCACTCGGTGCGGCACGTAAAGCAGTTTCCGGGCTCGTCATCGCCTGCCCGGTCGTGCGCCTCGTAGTGCTGTCCGCGCGGGCACGCCCCTTCCAGGCACCCCTTCCGTCCCGGGAGCGTCCCGTTGTAGCCCGTGGAAATGATCCTGTGGTCGGTGTCCGTGATGAGCGCCCCGACCTGACGCCGGGTACAGTCCCCGCGCGCCGCCACGGCCTTCGCGATCCCCAGGAAGTACGCATCCCACGCCGGCCTGCCGCCCATGTCCGGTATCACTCTTCGCTGACGCAGTCGCTGCCCGGGTCAGGGTCCAAGCGCCCGCAGTTATGGCAGATCATGTGCGCGACGGCGTCAACAGGGCCATGGGGGTCCAGGGGCGGGAAGTACGGCCGGAGCCGGTGGCCCCCAGGGTGAAATGTCATGTAACAGCCTCTCTCTCGGCGGCGTATCCTGTGCGGTCTTCGCGGCGATCATCTGCTGCCAGGGGTCTCCCTGGTGACCGGGGCAGGCGAAGTACCCCGAGCCCAGGATGACATCCCAGCCCGCGTCGAGTACCTCGGTCACGAATTTATCCGCTGCCGCGCCGGCCTGGACGTTCAGGAGCACGCCGCACTGAGGCTTCCAGCAGCGGACGGTGAACGTCCTCACGGCTTCTGCCAGGCACCCCGCCACGGCCCGCGCTGCCCCAGGGGGGAATAGCTGACATCGTCCACGATGGTGACCCAGCCCTTCGGCGGCGCGTTCTCCCAGGACCCTCCGGCCAGGACCGCGCCGCGCTTCATGTTCGAGGTGATCAGGCTCTCCAGTGCGGCTTCCCTTTTCGCGTCGCGGAACGGCCGGTACAGCCAGACGATATCGGCATGGGCGTACAGCGCCGGGGCATCTTTGATGGCGAGCGCGTCCCCTTCCCAGATCTCGCCTTCGGCCTGCGCCGCGCGGGCCATGTCCGGGTCGATCTCTATCCCGGCGGCCTCCAGCCCGAACAGGGTCTTCGCGATGGCTATCTTGGTCCCGGGTCCGCACCCGACGTCCAGGAACAGGTTGCCCTCGATCTCGGGCATGCACTCCCAGATGATGCCTATGAAATCCGCCGGCTGGTACGGCATCCACGGAGTGAAGACCGGGTCATAGCGGTTGCCCTGCCCTGCCTGGGGAAGGTACTTGTGCTCGGTCTCCGCGACGTGGATCACGAGGTTCTTGATCTCCGGGGCGTCAGCCATCATTGCGGATTTCCTTCATTCAGCACGACGTAGGTGATCCCCTCAATGACGATTTCCCCGGCGGGATTAAGCGCCTCCTGGGTATCCGGCATCACGGAGACCGTGAACGGGAGAGTCCGGCACCGGAACCAGACGGCCTTGATCTCGCCGTCCTTTCCTACCTGGATATCGATGGTGCCGGTCTGGTGGATCGTGCCGCCCGCGCCATAGGTATGCCGGGGCAGGGAAGCGGGAGCGGGCGTTCCCTGGCTGAGTGACTGGCGCAGGCGCTCCCCGAATTCGGCAGCCTCAGCCTCGCTTATCTCCGCGCGCTGGGGAACGAAGCGGATGCGCCGGTACCCGGGCCACCTCACTGCGCGCTCGCTTCACCGCTGTAAGCGGCCTGGAATGCCTTGCGGCCCAGGTCCAGGGACTCGTCGGTGAACAGGTCCAGCGGATGCACCTGCGCTTTGAGCGGGTAGCCCGACAGCAGGAGCCCCAGCAGGCTGGCCTCGCGGTCCTTGATCTCCCGTGTCTCGCCGTTAGCCGAGTTCTTCACCCGGTAGGAGACGGTGCCGAGCGGCCCGGAGACCCTGGCCTCAAGGGTGATCACTGATCGTCCCCGGGCTCGTCATGTCCCGGGCAGCCGTCCGGCTCGAAGACCCCGGTGAATTCCCCGTCCGCCTCGCGAAGGGTGCCGGGGAGGTTCTTTAGCCAGTCGATGCCCTTGACGTAATCGGACGGGCGGTCGCCGCCGCGAATCTCCGGCTCGGGCTCGAACTCGTCATCTAGCGGTTCCGGTGTCGTCACTGTTACCTCGCTTCATCGGCGGTAAGCCATTCTGGGTGCAGCTTAGTCCACTCCACCGTCTTGCGCAGCGACTCCCCGAACGGCACGGGCGGCGTCCAGCCCAGCCCCGTGAGCTTGGCGGGGTCAAGGCCGTAATGCGGGTCGTGGCCGGGGCGGGTGGCGTGGAAGTCCTCCAGCCTGTAACGCAGCGATTCCCCCGCGTATTCCGCGATCATCTTCGCGAGCGTCAGGTTGTCCACGCGGTCAGGCCCGACGATGTTGTAGCGGTCCGGGCGGCCGGCGGTCAGGTTGTTGGTCGCGCCGGCATGCGCCGGAAAGGTGTGTACAGGCTTGTTCAGGAGGAAAAGGATGGCGTCGGCCAGGTTCCTGGCGTGCAGGTAATGCCGCGTCCCGATGTCCGCCGGCGTGCCGTGGACGGTGACCTCTTCGCCCTTGAGCACCTTCCCGATGACCATGGAGATCGGA